AATGTTAATGGATTTTGCAAATGATTGTGATGCAGCGGCGGTACATTTACAGGCAGCCGCATTACCTAGGCAGAATACTCAAGTTATATTACCCATATCCGCAATGAAAGAAACGGAAGTATATGCACCTAATTATAAAAATGGAGAGCAAGTAGCATTAATCCGTTTTCCACATGGCGGTACGTTTGAGATACCTGTGTTAACAGTCAATAATAAGAATCCGTCAGCAAAAAGAATATTGGGCAATGTTGTCGATGCAGTCGGTATAAATGCTAAAGTTGCTGAGCGTCTATCAGGAGCTGATTTTGATGGCGACCAAGTAACTGTTATACCGGTTAATAATAAAGTGCGTATAAAATCGACACCTCCATTGAAAGATTTGGAGGGCTTTGATCCTAAGACTCAGTATGCATATCATGAGGGTATGAAAGTTATGACTAAAAGCGAGACACAAAAACAAATGGGTATAGTGTCTAATCTTATTACAGACATGACCTTACGAGGTGCACCAGAGAAAGATATTGCTAAGGCTGTAAAACACAGCATGGTAGTCATAGATGCAGAAAAACATAAGTTAGACTATAAACAATCCGAGAAGGATAATGATATAGCATTGCTGAAAAAAACGTACCAGCGTCATCAGACTATAGATGGGGATACCAAGGAGAGTGGAGCCTCGACTCTATTGTCGCGACGCAAGCAAGAAACTCAAGTTCCTGAAAGACAGGGATCAGGACGGATAAACCAAAAGGGTAAGAGCTGGTATGATCCTAGTAAACCAGAGGGAGCTATATTGTATAAAGAGTCTGGTAGAACATATGTTGATCCTAAGACAGGAAAGACTAAACAGGCTATGACAAACGTGTCGTTAATGTCTGTGATAGATGACGCACATAAGCTATCGTCAGGGCATCCAAAAGAAAACGCATACGCCGATTACGCTAACAAGATGAAAGTCATGGCTAATGATGCACGTAAAGAGGCAGTATATACTGGCAGACTCGCAACGAATGCAAGTGCGAGGCGTACATATCAGTCAGAAGTGGATTCTTTAAACGCTAAACTTAACATTGCAGCGCTTAATGCACCAAGAGAACGACGTGCTCAAGTCCTAGCTAATTCAGAGGTGAAAGCTAAGAAACAATCTAATCCTGAATTAGAAAAAGATAAGAAGGCATTGAAAAAAGTAAAACAGATTGCGATAAACAAAGCACGAATCGCTGTTGGAGCAAGTGGTAAGGATACGCGTATCAACATAACGGACAAAGAATGGGAAGCTATTCAGTCTGGTGCAGTAAGCGATTCCAAATTGACAAAGATACTAAGGTATGCGGATCAAGATGTAATAAGACAAAAGGCTACCCCTAAGTCTAATGGTGCGTTATCCTCTGCTCAAGTTAGTAGAATCAAAGCTTTGGCTGCATCAGGTTATACAAATGCTGAAATCGCAGAAGTTTTAGGAAAGTCAACGTCAACAGTTTCGAAATATCTAAATAGTTGAAAGGAAGTGTGAAGTTATGATTAAATGTGCGTTAACCACAATCGATAATCCGTTTGATCCATTTGACCAATTCGATCAATGGTATATGTTCGATCTTGACAAAGGTTACAATTCCTGTTCGTATTTGGATCGCGTTTCTCATACTTCTGATCAATTAAGTGAAGAAGAAAACGATCGTGAAATTGAACGAGCAATTGATGAAATTATTAAATATGATTTTATGAATATTTATAAAAAAGTTACTCAAACAATCAAAACAGCATAATATTTATCCTATAATCAAGGGTATAATATACATCCAAAAAGGATGTAATATTCAAAAGTATTATTTTTACGCTTAAATTTGTTGAATATAAGTGAAAAATGCTTTTTATAAAGTGTTTAAAGGTGTTTGACTAGTTAACAGCAACAAATAAAATGAATTGAATCTATTAGCTATGATGAATACTTTTTTGTTTACTTAAATACCCATGATTATTAATAAATTGATACTTAATTATAAGTTTTTAGTATGTGAAATATGTAAAACATAAAGCTAAAAATGTGTAAAATAAGTGTTCATGTTTATACAGTAACAAAAAGGAGAAAAAATAAAGATAGATCAAAAGGTAATGGACTAGCACTATTTCAAGAAATATAAATGGCTTTGATATATAGGGGGGTTCGCAAAATTGGCACCCCCTCCCTCATCGCCCGCCTCCTTGAAAATTCTCCGGAGGTAATTTTTGAAAAACGTTTTTATATTTTATGTAGTATTCTAAAAGGTTCATAAGGTTGTTTATATGGTGTTGGTTTTTGTTTGTTTTTGGTATCGCACTTAGCTCCTTTCGGTGCGAATAAAGATGTATAACTTTATGAACCTCTTTGAGTGCTACATGAAAAATAATAAAAACTGATGATATTATAACATCAATCTTTTAGAAAGGATGACCAAAGTATGGCAAAAAGTAAAAAAACAAACCCGGTTTCAAACACTAAGAAAAATAGAATTGCGACTTCTCCTGAAGCCAGAGAAAATCAGCTAATCGCTTTAGCTGTTGATCTTGCCGAACAACAGCTTCGAGATGGAACCGCATCGTCGCAAGTTATTTCTCATTTCTTGAAGATGGCTTCTACTAAAGAAAAAATTGAAAGGGAAATACTTGAGAAACAAAAAGACTTGATAGCTGCTAAGACTGAAAATCTTCATTCTGCACAAAGAATTGAAGAATTATATGAGAATGCAATGAATGCCTTAAAAGGATACAAAGGACAAGATGACAATGACAATTAAGACTTATTCGGAAATGATGTCATTTGATAATTTTATAGATAGATTTAAATATCTACAGCTAAATGGTTCAGTAGGAAAAGAAACTTTTGGTTTTGATAGATATTTAAATCAAGCATTATACCATTCTTCGGAATGGATGCAATTTAGGGACAAAGTCATAATTAGAGATTGCGGATGCGATCTTGCCACGACTGGATACGAAATACATGGTCCAATTATAATACATCACATTAATCCTATAACCCGAGACGACGTTATTAATCGTAATCCTTGCATATTTGATCTGAACAATGTAGTATGCACCACGAATAATACTCACAATGCTATACATTATGGAGATAAAGATTTGCTAATATGCGCACCTAAGTGTCGTACTAAAAACGATACATGTCCATGGAAATAATGAAGAAGGAGAATTTCAAAATGAATAAAAAAAACAATGAGATAGAAAAAACAACAATTGATGAAACAGCAGAAGAAATAAAAAATGAAGAAAACAAAGAGACAAAGGTATACGGAATCGTATGTGGATGTGATAAATTAAGATTGAGAGTCATACCTAATTTGGATGGCTCAATAATAGCAGAGTTACCTAAACATACAAGAGTCATTATAGATGAAGACAGTTCTGATGACGAATGGGCTTATGTGGAAACTGAATTCGGAGATTTCGGTTATTGTATGAAAAACTATATCGACACGGACACTAAGGGTGATTGATATGGATAGTATCTTAACTACTGTAAAAAAAATGCTTGGAATAGCTGAGGAGTATGAGCATTTCGATACCGATATAATAACCCATATCAATTCGACATTTTCTATTTTGGCTCAGTTGGGAGTAGGACCTGATAAAGGTTTTTTCATACACGATAAAACTGCAAAATGGTCTGATTACATATCTGATGAAGACGCAACATTGGAATTGGTAAAAACATATGTTCAATTAAAAGTACGGATGCTGTTCGATCCACCATCAAGTAATGCTGTTATGGCGTCGTTTAACAGAACCATAAACGAACTCGAGTTTCGACTTAATATTTCTAAAAGTTTTGAATAGTCAAGGAAGGAGATGATATTTATGATAGATGATCAACTATATCATCACGGAATCTTAGGAATGAAGTGGGGTGTAAGGCGTTATCAGAACAAAGACGGTAGTCTTACTAACGCCGGCAAAAATAGATATGACCGAGATGTAAGAGAAAATAATTCTAAAAAAAAAGATAATCGGATCAGAATAGACGGACCAGACCCGAAACGTTGGGTTAAAGAGGATCTAAATAGAGCTAGAAGAGTTGTTGATACATCTTCTGATTTATAGAACAAAATACAAGATCACGACATAGTTCGAATGAAATGAATCTAAAAAACATGACAAATCAGCAACTTCGTGAAAAGATTGAAAGAGAAAATCTAGAGCAACAGTATAAACGTTTGTTTAATAAAAAAGAAAAAATATCAAAAGGACGACGTTATGTAGAAGATGCCCTAGAAATAGGCGGAACTGTTTTGGGTGTAGGCAGTTCAGCACTCGGAATAGCTCTTGCAATTAAGGAATTAAAGGGATAGTAATAAGGAGTGAACGTTTATGGCATTGTCGAATACTGCTGTACCTAAATATTACGGTATGTTTAGAGATGCTGTAATTAGGGGAGAAATACCGGTATGCAAAGAAGTCGGCATGGAGATGTATAGGATAGACGATCTTATTGCGAATCCCGGAATATATTATGACGATCAGGCAGTTGAGGGCTGGATAAAGTTTTGCGAGGCAGAATTAACTCTAACTGACGGTTCTGATTTAACATTGCTTGATTCATTTAAATTATGGGGAGAGCAAGTTTTCGGATGGTATTATTTCGTGGATAAAGATGTATACGAACCAAATTCTGATGGACATGGAGGTCATTATGTTCATAAAACTGTGAAAAAGAGACTGATTAACAAGCAATTCTTAATAATCGGTAGAGGAGCCGCAAAGTCACAATACGAATCCTATATGCACGAATATTATTTGAATGTTGACACATCAACAACTCATCAAGTGCATACATCCCCGACTATGAGACAAGCTGAAGAAGTGTTAGCGCCAATGCGAACTGCAATAATGAGAGCACGAGGACCGTTATTTAAGTTTTTAACAGAAGGTTCGCTGCAGAATACAACAGGCTCTAAAGCAAACCGAATGAAATTAGCCTCGACCAAAAAAGGAGTAGAAAATTTTCTTACAGGTTCGTTGGTTGAAATCAGGCCAATGTCAATTGATAAACTTCAAGGCTTGAACAGTAAGATAAATACAGTTGACGAATGGCTTTCCGGAGATGTACGAGAAGATGTCATAGGTGCACTCGAACAAGGTGCATCAAAAAACGATGATTATTTAATCATTGCTGTCAGTTCGGAAGGTACCGTTCGTAACGGTCCTGGCGATACAATCAAAATGGAGTTAATGGACATTCTCAAGGGAGAATACATTAATCCGCACGTATCTATCTGGTGGTATAAACTTGATTCTGTTGATGAGGTTGCTAATCCTGATATGTGGATAAAAGCCAATCCCAATTTGGGAAAGACAGTCAGTTATGAAGCGTATCAAATCGATGTAGAAAGAGCGGAAAAAGCACCGGCAGCAAGAAATGATATTTTGGCAAAACGTTTCGGGTTGCCTATGGAAGGTTATACGTACTATTTTACATATGAAGAAACAATTCCACACAGAAAAAGAGATTATTGGAAATTGCCATGTTCACTAGGTGCTGACTTATCACAAGGTGATGATTTTTGTGCGTTTACTTTCTTGTTCCCATTATCTAATGGTAGTTTTGGAGTTAAGACAAGAAATTATATTTCTGAAATGACTTTGATGAAATTACCCCAAGCGATGAGAGTAAAATATGAAGAATTTATCAACGAGGGTAGTTTAGCGGTATTACCAGGTGTTGTACTTGACATGATGGAAGTTTACGACGATCTAGATAAATTTACAGTTGAAAATGAATACGATGTTCGTTGCTTTGGGTTCGACCCTTATAATGCAAAGGAGTTTGTTGCAAGATGGGCTACCGAAAATGGTCCTTATGGAATTGAAAAAGTAATTCAGGGTGTAAAAACGGAATCGGTTCCATTGGGCGAATTAAAAAAACTAGCTGAGGAACGTTTGTTGTTATTCGATGAAGAACTTATGTCGTGGGCTATGGGTAATAGCATCGTTATGGAAGACACTAATGGTAACAGAAAGCTTCTGAAAAAAAGATACGAGGAAAAAATCGATGCTGTTGCAGCTATGATGGATGCATTTGTGGCATTCAAAATAAACAGAGAAGCATTTGAATAATATTTTACTCGCTTATTAAGTGCTGCTAATAGCAGCTTTTTTTTTATTTAAAAATAAAGGGAGGAATTTAGAGTGAATATATTTAGTAGACTCCAGCATGGCTGGAACGCTTTTATGAACAAAGATCCAACTGTGGTATATAAACCTCAAATAAATACATATTCGTATCGACCGGATAGAGCTAGATTCTCAGGACGCAACGAACGTTCCATAGCGACATCGATATATAACCGAATATCTATGGATGCGGCATCTATAGATATAAAACATGTTCGGTTAGACGCGAATGATCGTTATACAGAAATGATGGATTCCAGTCTTAATAACTGTTTGACACTAGAAGCCAATATTGATCAAACAGCCAGAGCATTCATGCAGGATATATACTCATCATTGTTGGACGAAGGATGTGTTGCTATTGTTCCGGTAGATACTACGCTTGATCCGAATATTAGTAATTCATATGATATTTTATCAATGCGTACCGGACAAATAATTGATTGGAGAACTGATTCAGTAAAAGTTAGATTGTATAACGAAATATCCGGAAGGAAAGAGGATATATGGTTAGCTAAAAAAAATATAGGCATCGTGGAGAATCCTTTATACGCAGTTATAAATGAGCCTAATTCGACAATGCAACGCTTGATAAGGAAATTGTCTTTATTAGACGGAGTAGACGAACAAGCCAGTTCTGGAAAATTAGACTTAATAATCCAATTGCCGTATGTAATAAAAACCGAAGCACGAAAAAAACAAGCTGAGGAACGTCGTAAAGACATAGAAGAACAATTATCAGGTTCTAAATATGGTATTGCTTATACAGATGGCACAGAAAAAATAACACAGTTAAATCGTTCGGTGGAAAATAATCTAATGAAACAGATTGAGTATTTGACGAGTATGCTATATAGCCAGTTAGGAATAACTCAAACTATCATGGATGGTACTGCTGATGATAAGACTATGTTGAATTATTATTCTCGCACTATAGAACCTATGGTTGCTGCTGTTGCGGATGAAATGAAACGAAAATTTCTTACAAAAACAGCAAGAACACAAGGACAATCCATACGTTATTATAGGGATCCATTTAAGCTTGTACCGGTATCTGATTTGGCAGAAATTGCAGATAAGCTTACTCGAAATGAAATATTGACTTCGAATGAAATGCGACAAATTATAGGTATGAAACCTTCTGACGATCCGAAAGCAGATATGCTAATCAATAGTAACATCAACCAATCGCCAGAAATGCTTAATGAAAATAAGCCATTAGTACAACAAGAAAAGGAAGGAGAAAATCAAAATGAATAATTATGATTTTAGTGGTTATGCCACTAGAAATGATTTATTATGCGAAGATGGTAGAACCATCCGAAAAGATGCGTTCAAAGATAACGACGGAGCAACGGTTCCTTTGATTTGGAACCATAACCATAAAGATTCACAGGCGGTTTTAGGACATGCTTTATTAGAGAATCGCAAAGATGGTGTATACGCCTATTGTACATTTAATGATACAGAGGAAGGCGAGCATGCAAAACAACTAGTACATAACGGCGAGGGAAAGTCGTTATCACTTTATGCTAATAAACTGAAGCAAGTCGGTGGCGACGTGATACATGGTTCTATAAAAGAACTAAGTCTCGTGCTGGCGGGATCTAATCCAGGGGCGTATATCGACTTCGTTATGGCTCATGGTGAAGATGAGGACGATGGATTATGGGCAAACTATGACGAAAATGCACTTGTGATCTATCATTCAAGCGAAAAAGAAAGCGGGGGAAACAAAATGAACAAGGAAGAATTAGACCAACAAAAAGAAAATGGAGATGATAACGAGAAAAAAGAAAAAAAAAGAAAAAAAGAAAAAAATATTCAAGAAGTTTTTAATGAATTAACAGAAGAACAACAAGAAGTTGTGTATGCACTTATTGGAATGGCGTTGGAAGACGCGAATAAAAACGAAAACGACGATGACGATAAAAAAGGAGACGGAAATATGAAGCATAACGTATTTGATAACGATGAAAGAAAACAGGATTATCTATCGCATAGCGTCCAAGAGGACATTATTAAGTTGGCTAAATCAAGTCAAGTCGGCAGTCTACAAACGGCACTAGAAATTTATGCCGATAGCAATGGGTTGCAACATGACGCTTTGAGTGGTGGATTCACTCAAAACGGAACAGGTAATGTAACCATGTTATTCCCTGAATATCAAGAAGTTCGTCCTGGTGCGCCGGAAATCATCACAAACGATCAGGATTGGATCTCGGTTGTTATGAGTAAGGTACATAAGAGCCCTATCTCAAGAATAAGAACCAGCCAAGTCGATATAAGAAATATTAATGATTTAAGAGCAAAGGGCTATAAGAAGGGTAAAGAGAAGAGTCTTGCAGGAAACTTCAAACTTGTAAGAAGAACAACTGATCCACAGACTGTATATGTAAGGAATGCTCTTCACCGAGATGATATCATCGATATTACAGATTTCGATTATGTGAAATATCTATATAATATTGATAGAATAATGCTTAACGAAGAACTTGCTACGGCAATGATGCTCGGAGACGGTCGTGACGAAGGTGCTGAGGATAAGATTGCACCAGACAAAATCAGACCGATTTGGACAGATGACGATCTATATACAATTCACGTAGATCTTGATATTGATAAAGCTAAGAAGGAACTTCAGGGTACTGGAACGGGTGTAAGTTTTGGAGAAAACTATATCTACGCAGAGGCAATTATTAATACGGTTCTTCATGCGAGAGAAAACTACAAAGGAAGTGGTACACCTGATTTCTTTATGACGCCACACATGTTGAATGTTATGTTACTTGCTCGCGATATGAATGGTAGAAGAATCTACTCATCAAAAGCAGAGCTTGCTTCAGCACTTAATGTTGGTAATATCTATACAGCCGAGCAGTTTGAAGGCAAGACAAGAACAACTACAGATTCTAAGAAGAAGAAAATTCTTGGCATTATTGTAAATCTTGCAGATTATTCTTTGGGTGCTACAAAGGGCGGAGAAGTCACTCATTTTACACAGTTTGACATCGAATTCAATCAAGAAAAATCACTTCTTGAAACTAGATGCTCAGGAGCACTTACAAGAGTTTATTCGGCTATTGCAATTGAAGAAGATGTGACAGCCGATTCTCGCAACATAGTCGGCTGATATTATAGGAGAAATTCAAAATGACAAAATTCTTTGGGAAAATCGGTTATGCTATGACGCAGGAAACTAAGCCCGGTGTATGGATGGATCAAATAATGGAACGTGAATATTACGGGGATTTATTGAGAAATTCTTATAGATTTCAAACATCGGATAAAGTAAACGATGATGTTTCGATAGCTAATGAATTTAGCATTATAGCCGATTCATTTGCTAAAGATAATTTTCATTTAATGAAGTATATCGAGTTTGAGGGTACTAAATGGAAAATCACAAATGTTGAGGTTAGGTACCCTCGACTAAATTTAACGGTGGGAGGTATATATAATGAAAACTAGATATGAATTGCATGAGTTTTTATGCGAGATTTTAGGCAGTAGAAATGTATATTTCCAACCACCGG